GGGCGAGCGCTCCAGGACGCCAAGCTCACAACCCGCAAGCGGGCGCGCAAGACGACGCCCGGGGACAGGACATGAGCGACAGGGCGCGGAGCACCGAGGTCTATGCCGACTGGATCGGCTTGCCGCTCGCCGCCCGCCTAGGGGCTTTGCATGTCCACGAGGCGCGCAGTAAGGAGGTGTTCTCCTTCGAGTACGATGAAGCCTGGCTTCATAGAGATGATACGAGGATACTCGATCCTGAACTGCTCGCCGAACTTTGAGCTCGCGCTGTCGGTCGCGAAGTTTTTCCGATTAGCTCAGACTGAAGCTCGCTCGATCATTGATTCGATGCGTGCCGTCATTTCGACCTGGCGCGAACGCGCGAGGTCGCTGGGCATACGAAAATATGAAATCGAGCGGATGGAAGGGGCTTTCGAGAGAACATGACCTTCATAGGAGGGCCTGCCCTATTTGTTGTTTTCCTAAAATCACTCAATATGCCTAATTGTATAGCCCAAAGCTCGGTAACCGTGTTCTCTCTTATTCCACATTCCACGCAGGCGCGGGTCACCGATATCGACATAATCATAGACGCGCAGGTCCCGTTTGCCGACGCAGATGTGATTGAGTCGGCCCGCGTATTGAGCGAGCGTCCCTGTGGCAAGAATGATTCTGGGCTCCTTGCCAGACAATGCCTCCAATTCTACCAGGACTGCATTACGCTCGCTCCGCTCGGTCAGGACGATGACCTTGCCTCCCTTTTCCATGCTTCCTCGATATCGCGAATGATCCAGGAATTCCTTTCCTGATCCGCGGCTAGGAGACTGAAAGCAGCTTGGATTCCCGCGACGCAGGGACGGGTGATCCATGGATGATGCGGACCCTGACTTCCATCGCGCACGGTCGGCGGCGCCGGTCATGCCGAAGCGTTTCGGTAAATAGTCCGCCACCCGATTGTAACCACGCGCGCAAAATGAGAAAATTGATCATGTAAAATGAGAAATTTCGTGCTTTTCTGGCACTTTTCTCGGTCTTTGCATGTCTTTCGAACGACCTTAAATATCTTGGGAGCCAACGAGGGGTATGTTCCGGCGGCCACTATACGGGCTTCGGGTATCTCGCTCGGATCTCGGCCTTTTTTGCAAGCCAATCAGCCATCGTATAGGGAACTCCTGTCGCGGGATTGATTTGTCCCTCATCAACTAGGAAGCGAATAGGATCACTCTCGTCAATGTAGGCCGCCTTACGGGATATCTCACAGTCCCGGAGCTTGAGACTGAACGCCACTTCAGGCGTTAGCTGCCTGGCCGCGATTTGCTCGTCGTAGGTCATGGCCGCTAGGTCCATATCGCCTTCGGGCGATATTACGAGCTTCCGACCTTTAGGAGGTGGATCAATACCATCCCTGATTCGTTCGAAGGCATTCTTGGCGACAATCACTCCTTCTTCGATTTTTTCCTCAGGACTGAGAGTCCTCACTCCTGCAGCGATGAGCTCCTCCACCGGACGATAGCGACATAGATCCGGTGTGAACCAACGTATATCCGAGCCAACGACTCCAGGCCATGAGTCAGGGAGCACCACCACCTCGGGTCCTTCGGGGACGCGACCACATTTGACCTCGGATATGATCGTGCCAGACAATATTCCATACATGGCAGTCATAAAAACTCCTTTACGAAGTTCGCACCCAGTAACGCTCAATACTATATGGTCCAGTATTTTCGGGGCCATTTCGAATAGATCCATTATTCCCGTGAGGAATCATAGTGGTAGCCACTGCCGCTGCTGCCGCTCCACCTTGATAGCTGATTGATACCGATGAGCCCGAAGATGCAGGAGCATTCGTAGAGTGTCCATGATCTTGTACTAAATCTCCATGCCCGGCCACACCGTCATAGACGGCGATCGCTCCATTCGTATAGCCAGTTCCTTGAGTATCAACTACGATTCCGGTAATGACTCCATTAACTACAGTTGCATGAGCAACCATCTGCACCGTACAGTTACCACGTATTATCAATGACAAGTCGCCCGATCCTCCTGATAAGTAACCGCTACCACCATCAGTCTTGGTAATGGTCGGCACACCACCAGAAACAGATACCGATAGGATGGCCGGGACGCCGGTGAAAAACGATCCAGCGAGGCCACCTTCCACACGTCGTCCGAGACCTGGTTCTCGATTCGAGACGTTGGTCCAGTTCCCGCAATAAATGGTATCCGGCCGCGGGTCAAACGGCCCTTGCTTGTAGGGAGTACCGATAGGAACCCAGGCCTTTGTTGGATCAATCCGGGATCCGAAGTCAGCCGGCGAGAGCTGCCCGAGCATGGCGTTGATGGCATCCGCTAGAGCCAGCAGATTGCCGTCGACCTCGCTCGGGATGAGCGATCGGCCGAGCACCGTCGTACCCTTACCTGAGCCGTAATCCTGGGGGCTCTTGATATTCTCATACGGGAATCCCATAACTTCCTCCTATTTATAGGTACCGAAACCACGCGCGTGGATCACGTAGGTGTCAGACGCCTGTGACGCAGGCGACCACAGGTAGCAGGATCCTGCAGAGGTTTCTGTTGGTATGGCGGCTCCACTCATGCTGGTCACGAGCTTCGTCGCGTGATAGACGTCGATCCTGCAGGATTTGAGCGCGAGGAAAGCGATCTCCCAGTTTCCAAGCGCGACAGCGGCCGCGGTCTTGTAACCGACTCCTGCAGAGGTACTGATTGCGACGGTGACGGCGATGATCTTGGTGCATTCGAGTGAGCCGTCCGGGTACTTCGTCCATCGACCGTTCGCCCCCTCGCCTGAGCGCACCAGGTTGCTCATCACGAGGTCGGGATCGAATGCCTCAAGGACGAGCATGCGCTGTGTATAGTCATTGGCGGCCCAAGGGATCCGCTCATTTGTTTGAGCCATTACGATACCTGTGTCGATGGGCTGGGTGAGGTCATAGAGGACCTCGTCAAACTTGTTCCCGTCGAGTTTGTCGCCGTTGAGGGTCAATGTAAGTGCCGAGTTGCCGCCGGTATTGAAGTCCGCGAATTGGATGTCCTCGAGTCCGAGAACGACGTGGAGCGTGTCCGTTGCCTGGATGTAGCCAAGGCCCAGGTGCAGCCAGGCATTGCGCACGATGAGGCGGCGCTCGGACCGGGAAATGCCGCTGCTCGTCGCAATGAGTGACAGGTTCGTGTCCGCGTGTGTGATGACATAGACGATCTCGCCGGAGGCTCCGGGGTCAGTATACGGGATCTCGCCGGAGGCTCCAGGATCGGTGTAGGCGATCGACGCCTCAAGGTAGTGGAGCCTTATGCTGTCGGTTGCGTTGCCCGCTGAAACGATGTCGAAATTGTCTCCATCTGCCGGAAGCTGGAACCAGAGGTCAATCCACCAGTCGCCGAAGAGCTCGGCGCCGAGGACCTTGGCGAGACTCATCCCGCCGACGATCGACGCACCGTCGACCGTGAATGGAGCCATGGCCAGAATGGCGAGATCCTCATTATCGAAGGCATAGGCTCCGTCGATAGTCCAGCCGGCGGATCCTAGCTGGTCGGCGACATCGCCGTCGAAGTGATAAACACGAGCGTTGACAGACGGATACGGCCGGCCGAGATCGTAGCCCCTCGCCCGCCTGGTAGAATTGGTGCCGTTGGAGATAACTAAGGGGCCATCCGAGTAATGCTGCTGAGCGTAGAGGCCTTCCAAGGCGAGGCGCACTATCGTGTGCCACATGCCGCCCCAGTAGCGGCGGAAAGCCACCTCAGTCTCATTAAGATAGGCCTGTTCATTGCCCTCGATCTCGCCGGTTTGGCCAGAGAGGAAGCCGATGTCCTTGTCGATGATGACATCGCCCTGGATGACGGCCTGCAAGGTCTCGAGGATTCCGGCGGAGAGCTTGTTGGTGGTGACCGAGCCAGCAGCGAGATCTCCGGTCTGCGTCGGCGAGGCGATGCCCTGGACCGCGGTCGACCATCCTGAGCGGTCCATGACTTTGGTCACGCGCCGAGCCCTATACCACAAGGCGCGGGCAAGCGGCGCATCCGCAGTACCCGCCAGCGGGATATTCACATGGACGAACATCTCCACGGGGCAGATCGTGTAGGCGTTTAGGTCGCCCTTGAAGTCGAGACCGTCCTGACGCAAGGAGTACCATGGGCCGGCTGCGTCGGCGGCGACCTGGAGCTCGTAATCCTGGAAATTGGTGAGGCCTGGCTGCCGATCCATGACAAGGGTGACGGAGCGGAAGCCCCCGGAGGCCGATAGATCGGGCGTAGCGGGTATGGTCGTGCCGCCGCCTGCATCATAGCCGTTCTGGAGTGCTCCATAGGTCGGCAGGCTCAAAGCCGTGTCCTGGGCCGCTCTGACTGCCGCCTCGATGTCATAGAGTGAGGCGATCGCCGGCGTAACAGCGCGGTCTCCTGGCCGACTCATTTTCGGATCGTAGGGCGGTATCTGGAGGTTGGGGTCGTCGATAAGATCGAAGATCTCCGGCGCGTAATCGACGAGGGTGAGCTTGGCGGTGAGATCCTCGGCCGGGCTGATGTCGGAGATAATGACATCTTCGGTCACGAGTCCGGCCTCGCCGAAGCTGAAGAGGTTCTCGGCCGCGATGCCGCAGGTCTCGGAGATCGGCGTGACGAGTGCGACCTGTTTGACGATGCCCACGGGAGTGGTGACGGGACAGGTCACGATGCCGATGGTGGTCCGCACCGATATCGCATAGTCCTTGCCCTCTTCGATCTGGAGCTCCTCGTCGACAGTAAGGCCCGTGACGAGTCCATCGGCGAGGATGATGGAGACGATTCGTCCATAGGCGAGTCCCACCAGGATCACGTCGTGGGCAAAGAGGACGCGGTCGCCGATCGTTGCGACCAAGTATTCGAAGTCCATGGTGAGCTCGTGCGATTCGCAGCGCAGGTGCGCGGCCGCAATGCGGTAGCGGCCGATCTTCCAGGCCTGGTCCGATGAGGTAATCCCCGTCGTGTCCACCTCCTGGAAGTTCGTCGCGACGGTCTTGCCGTCCGAGCCGTCCTCGTTGTAGCCATCGTCGTAGACGATGAGCTGGCTCTGTTGGTAGTCGAGGCTGGCATCGATGAAATTCACCTTGAGCGCATGCGGGAAATCCGGGAAGGCTTTCGAGCCCGTATAGCCCCAGCTATTCCGCGGCGTGATCATCTGCATGGGCACACCGCGCTCGCGATCCACGACGACGGAGTACTTTCCGTAGAGCTTTATGCCAATGGCTCGACCGCACTGGGCGATGGTGTCCAGGAGGGAATCCCGGTCGAGCTGCTGGTTGAGCACCATGTTGCACTCGTAGCCCTTCTCTGAGCAGAACTGGTGCCACGACTCGAAAGCGGTCCAATCGATGGCCGAATCGGCCGTCGGACGCGGGTTGGCGCGCGCCGAGGTCAAAATATAGAGATAAGCGCTCGCCGGATTTGCTGTTTGACCGACGGGCCAATAGGCAGCGCCGGACCCGGCGCCATTCCAGTCGCGGGCCACGAGGCGGGCAATGCAGGAGAGTTGGCTGACCGTGCCCGAGAGCTGCCCCGTAGCCTTGATCTTGAGCGCCGCTACGGTAATTTCGGCCTGGGCCTTCTGCGAGATCGGCCGATCAAATTGCACGCCGCGGAGTGAGTCCCAATAGGCCTTGTCGATCGTCGACGAGCTCGTCGAGTCGGCCGTGGTGCGGGTGAGGCGCACGTCGTACTGGCAATCCGCGGTGTAATCCGCGCCGTCCGGTGAGAGGTTATCCAGGTCTTTTGTGATCACGAAACGAAGGGCTTTCGTGGTCTCACCTACTATCGTCTCGCTGGGTCCTGTCCATGGTGCATAAATGGGCAAGTGATAAGGCGCGGAACCGTACCCGGTTATGATCTGGCCGCCGGTGCTCCCGCCATCCCATATCATCCAGAGCCCGAGACTCACGTAATGGCTGTCATCAGAGCCGGTCGGTTTATATTCCGCGTGGATCTCCACGGAGGCATTTTGCTTGTTCCCGTCGCCGTCGTATGCGATGAGACCGTTGAAGGCGATGTCGACGATGATTCGATTGGTCTTCGTCGCGGTCGTGAATGTCAGAGCCCCGGAGGAGCCGTCGTCATTCTGATGTTTGACCTCCTGGCCGACGCCTGTCTCGCGAACGATGTAAGGATACTGGTCTAGAACGGAACCGTCCTGGATGAGCTCGATGGAGGCGTCGGAGTACTTGGAGAGAAGCGTGTCGCCGATCTTCCAGCTTGCGGTGTCGACCGCGCAATCGATCGTGCTGATGGCGAAGAGTTGGTGCAAATACTGATCGTTGCCTACAATTTCCGTGTACGGGGCGGCTGCATTGTTCGGCGCGATCCTATGCGTGCCCAGGACAATCGATATCGGCCCTCCGAGCACCGTCTGATTCTGCGAGCCGCGGAGATAGTTGGCGCTCTGGACCTGATCCTGCGCGCTAAACCCTGGCATCTTGAAATTGTAAAGAACGATTCCACCGGCGAGCGTCGTAATGCCGGAGCCGATAAGAGCCGCGCCCCATCCCTGGGCTCCCGGCACGAACAGAAGAATTGCTCCAGCGATAATTTCGAGGGCCCCGACTACTTTCCCGGCAGTGCCCATGCCTTTGGTGCCGCTATCTCCGGGGACAATATTGATGAAGATCATATCTCCATCGGTCGGGATGAAATTCGGATCAGATATTTGCAGATCGTTGACGGTAACTCGGGCATTGGCAAAGGGGAGAGGGATATCGAGCGCAGCATAGAGCTCGCGTACGGGAGCCGGCTCCATGTTTCGGATTATTCGATGCGAAGGGTCGAAGGGGTGCGGTTTGGCGACGAGCCTAATTGACACGATAGTATCCTTCGATTCGGTTTCGAAAGAAGAGCGAAGAAGTGCGTTCCAGGAGCACGCCGGATTCGCGCTTTGCATGCAAAATCATGCCGTCTCCGACATAGACCCCGAGGTGCAGAGGCTGGCCCGCGATATACGCGACGGCGACGCTCCCCAGCTCGGGGTTTGGGATTTGATCCCCGGCGAGGAGTGGAAGCTCTCGCTCCATGAGCGGCCCGATGACTCGTCGGTCGGAGGAATCTGCATATTCCTTAGCGAACATAGGCAGCGTGAGACTGAAGCGCTCCGAGAGGACGAGGCGCACAAGGCCGTAGCAATCGCACCCTGAACGGTCACGACCCTGAGAACGGAACGGGATCCCGATATAGTCGGCGCACCAGGTGGGGATCATCGCGCGCTCCTAGTACAGCCCTGGGAAGTCGGCCGGATTGAAGGTGAGCTTGGGCACGGCCATGCCGCCATCGATGTCGTCGTAGAGAGTTCCCGTGAGGCTCTGCTCCGTCCACTTGACCTCCCGCAAGCTGAAGATGATCGGCCCCGCCTCGTAGACGTCCGGGAGCGAAGCTCTGATCGTCATGCCGGTGAGCTGCAGCGGGGTCGAGACGCTCCGGGCGAGCTCCACGGCGCGGCGATCGATATTCGAAATTGTGAAACTGGCCTTCGTCGATCCGCCGACCTTTGTGTTCGGCAAGTTGAAGGTGAAAATAGCCGGCTCGTAGGTTTTGCCGTTCGACACGATGGCCTGGGTATTATTGACAAAATAGAGCGGGGACGCGAGCTGCGGATTGGAGACCTCGAGCAGATCGAGATAGACCTCGCCGGTCTGTTGGGCGAACATCTCGGCGCGAGCGGCATCAGACGGCATCGGCCACCTCGAACGGAGAGTATGTCATGGCATGATCTCCATTTGAAAGCTGACAACGATCTTGCCGTTCCACGATTGCCACTTGTAGGCCCCGACAAAGCGGACGAGGATCGCCGCGGCTGTGCGCGGGTCGAGCCAATAAAAGGGAAGAGAACCGCGATAGATGGTCGTTCGATAGAAGCTTTGGAAGATCGTGAATTGGTCCACGGTCATGAGGATCGACCCGGACACGGGCTCGCTCGCGGCCGTGTAGCGCGGCCTCACCTTCGCCGGCCCGATATCGGTATCATCGCGGATAGTGACGTCGGGTTCTTCGCCTGACAGGCCATTGATCGAGAATATGGCCGGCAGGCCCACAGGCCAGGTCGCGTAGCTCATCCTCGTGTCACCTGCCTTCTGACGGTATAACGGCCCATGAAGGCCTTATCATGGAGGCCGGATGCAATATTCTGGTCGACGAGGCTGCCGACCATGATTTCGAGCACTTGCATGTCGCCTTTCTTCGACTGCTTCGTGGCGATATCCTGCCCGGAATAGTTGTGGACGTTGACGATGGTCGAGGATGAGCCCGAGCCCAACGAACGCACGCCAAGAGAGCCATCGGAAAGCCGCTCGAGGGGCATGACGGCCTCGGGGCCGGCCTCGCCCATCTCTCCGATGTTGAACTTCGTGGGCTTCGTGACCACGGAATTCGTGAATGCCGATCCGGTGGCGAACCGCACGAGGCTCCCAGAATCGAAGACGTTCCCTTTGGCGCTTTGAGAGCTGGAACTCGATGAAGAGGTCATCCCGTTGACGAGACCGGCAACAAGTTCTCCCGACAGGCCCGCCAGGAAAAGGCCCAACCCAATAGCAAACGTCCCTGATTTTGTCATGAGCTGCAGCCCCGTCTCTATCAGGAGTATGGGCAGCTCATCGAGCATCTTCTTCGCCATGACCGTCAGCGCGTCAGTGAGATCCGAAATGGTGAGTTTGCTGTCCGCGAGGTCGGCGCCGAGCTCTTTGAACGCGTCGCCGAGCCCGGAGACCGCTATTGATGCGATCTTGCCAGAGAGAGCTCCATAGGCATCGGCGACATCGTTGACGACATCTTTCTGTTTCAAAAGAGCGGCGGTTCCCTGCGATACCCAGTCCTCGAATGA